TAATGTCCTTTTGGTATTCATCGTAGTCGGCTCTTGCGACCACATATAGCGTAGGCTTACCCATGCTTCATTTTCCTTTTTTGGACGGCATGGCGATTTGCGGATGTTTTATGCGTATTATACGCATTTCACATTGACATTTATACGCATAATGCGTATAAACAACCCATGACAGCACGGGAACTCATAAAAAAACTGGAGGAGGCAGGGTTCACGAACAAAGGGGGAAGCAACCATGACAAGATGGTACACCCTGACGGGAGAGTCACTGTGATTCACAGGCATAAAGGAGACATCCCGCTTGGAACCCTCAAGGCAATCGCAAGGCAAACAAAAATCAAGTTACCTTAACCGGATGGGGGGGCAATCCCCCCCGAGGAGAATATATGCGTTATCCCGTTATTGTGCATAAGGATGAAGGCACCGATTACGGCGTGACCGTTCCGGACTTTCCCGGAGTGTTCACTGGAGGTGAAACGCTCGACGAAGCCTTGAAGAATGTTCAGGAGGCTATTGAGTGCTTCTATGAAGGGGAAGAGGTGGACAGCCTCCCCGAAGCGTCCCCGTTGGAGCGCGTGCTGGCCTCCGAAGACGCGGAAGGTGGAGCCGTAGTGCTGGTGGATGTGAACTTTGACTTCCTCGAAAAGAAGGCCGTTCCCGTCAACATCACGATGCCCCTATATGTCAGGAACAGGATCGACAAGGCGGCAAAAGCCCACGGCTTGACCCGTTCGGCCTTTCTCGTCAAGGCAGCACAAGCCTACGCGTAACAGCAAAGATAAAAATCTGTAACTAATGGAAGGAAATATGTTTGATGCTGCCATAAACACGGCTTTTAATGCTCTTGGGAATATTCCTACTGTTGCCGCACAAAAAGCGCATCTTGATCTTTTGCGCGAACGCTTTTCAGTGCTTGAGAACGAACTAGGAAAACTGAGGCAGGAATATATTGAACTATTGCGAGAAAATAAGGAAATAAAAACGAATCTCGAAAACAAAACCAAGTTGATTGAAGAATTAACATTTAATACAGTATTGGCTGATATTGGACCATGCAAGATAAAAATTGATACACAAAAAAACATTTTGCCAGGATACTATTGCCCTAAATGCAAGATTCCTCTTTCCCGTGGAGACTATGACTATCAGAATGACGTTTTAATATGTCATGGATGCCAAGAGATAAAATTACAAGGCAGAGATGTTGATTCAGCCAAGGAAATCTTTATTCAGACAAGGTTCCAAAAATAGATTTCATTTGCCTATCGTGCCATATGGAAAATACTATAATCCCCGCATAGAATCCGGCAGCGAAGAGAATCACACCAAGAAAAAACCAAAAAACTATAGCCATCTTTATCTCCATATTTTTTGATAAGCATCAACATAGACACCCTTTCCGGCCGCCTCACCAGCGGCCTTTTTCGTGCCTTCCATACGGCCTCCTTGTTTTTCAGTAAGCTACAACATGAATATCAATATATCAAGATACAGGAATTTCATTGCCTGCCCAGCCTCGTGTTGACTTTCCCGGCCCCCTGTGATGTGGAGAGGGTAGGAGGATCATGTTATGCGAAAATTGATTTTGGCCTTGGCTGTGGTCGTTATGTGCGGGGGAATGACGGGGTGCGATATTCCCACACAACAAATGACAACTAGGCAGTATATTGAAGAAGATGTTGCGAATAAGAGAGCTGCTAGTATGTATAGAGCGCAACAAGGTCTTCAATCCGTACAAAAAATTCCCAACTTACCCAAAAACTGGAAACAGCTTGTACAGAATACAATTGCACGATATTTGAAAGACCCTGACAGTGCTAAATATTCTTTTTATGATAATCCAGAATATTATAGTTTTTCAAACAGTGGTCATTTCGCTAAGTCGGCTGAATTTTCTGCCCAAACATCACCTCTGTTGGGACACGCCGGACTTGTTTTTGTTAACGCAAAAAATAGCTATGGTGGATACACCGGGAATACACCGTGGTTATACATGATCACAAATGGGGAAATTTCACTTATTGCAAGTAATGATTATGGAATTTGGCACACAATAGACGATGTGATAAGTCATATGGATAGATCTTATACAGAAGCTATGCTCCTAAAATCTAAATAGATTTCTTCAACATATTGAAATAATACTATCTTATTTCATTCTTGACATTTCCACGTTTTTGTGGCGTCATGTCCGCAACGGTGCTTGAAAACACCCGAAGGCGGACACGCCACCCGACAGTATGGCCTTTTTTGTGCCCTTTTTTTGAGAGTCAAGATTCTATTTGGCTTTCTTTTGGGCTATAAGTGCATCTACTGATGCCGGGTGTCCCCGATATGTCCAAGGCTTCGGCCCAAAGGCGGGGAGCAGCTCCTTCGGCTGTTTTCAACACCCGGCATTTTCTATTGGAGAGAATGCCTTCCTGAACCTTGAAAAGTTCCGAAGGAGTTTCCCATGTCACAGTCCCTTTGCTTCAACGACTTCACGTTTTCCCCCGTTACCCGTGAAAATCAGCCGTGGTTCAAGTCCTCTGAACTTGCCCGCGCACTCGGGTATGCCAACGCCAACTATGTCACTCGTCTTTACCATCGCAATGAAGATGAATTCTCTAGTGACATGACGCAAGTCATTGAAAATGGCGCAGAGATCCAGTTTGGATCTGATGGCCGGGTTCGCATCTTCTCCCTTCGCGGCTGCCACCTGCTTGCCATGTTCGCCCGCACTCCCGTCGCCAAGTCTTTCCGCCGCTGGGTGCTCGATGTCATCGAGCAGTACGGCGAGCGCGTGCCCGTCTCCGAACCCGTGTCCATTGACGCCACCCGCCCGTCGCGCCGTACCGACCCTGAACGCAAGGCACTGACCGCCATCATCAACACGTGGGTGGGCATGGCGCCGATTCACTACGCTTCTGCACGGGCGCAGGTGAACGCGCATTTCGGCGTGGCTTCCGTTGACGCCCTGACCGTAGCGCAGGTTAAGGATGCTATCCGCTGGGTGCAGGGAAAGATCGACGCGCTTCCCACTCTCCCCGCTTCCGCCCCTGCCCGCACGCTCCCCGTATCCAACATCTACCGCGACCGGGTGAAGGAGCTGGAACGCCTTGAAGCCAAGTTCATGGAGTTCGCCGGGGAAACCCGTTCCCGCCTCTCCGAACTCAACGCCGAGTATATCCGGCTGAACCAAGGGTCATTTGCTGCTTTGCTCAGGACACTCCCCGCCGCGCATCCGGGGGATGTTGACAGGCTGTCCAGCGCGTTGAGCGCCCAGTCCTACGACGCCTACAACTGGATTGACGCCGGGCTGTCGCGCATGAGGCTGGCTATCGTCTCGGCACGGGCCGCAAACAGGATAATGGGATAAAAACACAGGGCCGGGAACCGAGAGGAACCCGGCCCTTTCCATCCGCAAATCGCTATGCCGTTGTCAAAGAACTGTTGATACCTTATGCCGTCATCATGACCGGGCGTCTGTTCAACATTCTGTGCCCGTCGAAGAAAGAGAGCTGGCGACGGACACCGTACTTGTCGAGGAAGTGGGCAAACAGGTGGTACTGCCCCGCCCCGGTAATCATCGTGGTGACGGTGACGAACTGGTAGCCGTCGTCCGCTTCGGTCATGCGCTCGACCACGCGGAAATAGCCCTTGTCCATCATCCGCTGCGTGGGCATGTTCCAGTTGGTTCCCTTACGGCGCATCAGGTAGCCGTCCCTGCGGAGATCGCGGTAGAGACGGTTTGCGCCGATATCCAGCCCGCGCTGTTTCAGAACCTTGGCAAACTGGTTGATCGAGACGCATTCTTCCGTTTCCATGATCGCTTCGGCAAGCTCGACCTTGGGCGCATCAAGCGCGATTTGCTCCTGAAGATCGGATACGGCATGGCTGAGCATCCCGAGCCGCCCTTCGGCAATGATGAGGGCCTGAGACAGGATCTCGTCTTCCGTCTGCGGCGCGCCGTAGTGCCCCGTCTTGCGGATGGAGGGAAGGATTTCTTCGCAAACCCAGTCCTGAAACCGCTCTGCGCTGGGCAGATTCGACCGCATCACGAGGCGGTATACGTCGGATTCGGGGATGATGTTGTAGGGCATAGCCCCCTGCGGCGAATTGCCGTAGCTGAATTTATTGAGCTTTTTGCAATGGGCATTCACGGCGTCGTTGGGGCGTTCATACCCCAACGCCTTCGCAACGTCACTCGCCACGAACCACGGCTGCCCTTCATGCTCGACCACCCGGACATCCCCAAACTCTTTGTTCTGAAATACCTTCACATCATTCATTGCTTGCTTTCCTTCATAGCTTTTGCGGAGATAGTACGGATAACCGTTTCCACGGCACGCACTTTTCGCCACAGGCCCGGAGTCATGTCTATGCCGAGCGTTTCAGCCAGCATTGCCAGCGCGTTGTAGTCAAAACCGACTGGCCCGCCCATGCCGGACATGCGGAGCTGGGTAGCACCAACTTGGAGCAGTTCCCACGCATCCGCGTTGTCGGGCATGAGATCCGGGCAACGGCCTTCGCAACCTTCGCAGTTCAAAGAATCAGCATTCTGGCTGGCGGCCTTCCGGCAGGTGTCGCAGTATTCCGCGCCCTCGCCGGAAAGCCACTCCCAGACCGCCGCTAGTTTTTTTCTTCTTCCGCCACGCCGAAGGTTTCCTGAGTAACCGCCTTGCTGAGGGACAGCACGTCGGGGAACGGCAGTTCATCGACCTTGGCGGCATCAAATCCGGCCAGCTCAAGCGTATTGAACACGCCGTCAAAGACATCTTCAGACGGATTCTTGCGGAGTTCGCGAACCTGCTTGGCCTTGAGGGGATGGACGGAAAGGGTTTCGCCGGTGGAGAGGGTCACGTTACGCATGGTATTTTCCTTTTGATGGTTGATGGTTAGTAGGAAGCCACGTCATTGACGACGGTGGCGATGATGCAGGCGTTGTCCGCAGCATCGTTGAAGTAGGCAACGAACGGATATTCAGCCTTGACACCAGTGGGACCATCCACGGTGGGACCTTGGAACTGAATCTGTACTTCGGGCATCTTGAAGGTGATTTTGTTGTTTTCGTCGATACTCCACCCCAGCTCCATGGAGAGTTCCGTATTGTCCTTTGCCTTGTTGAGCAGCGTCATGTTCGTAAACATGGCCGTCATGCTTCCGGAAACGGACATGAGGCCTTCGGGAATGTCATAGAGCTTCCCGCCGGAACCGATTGTGCGAATAGAGGTGTCCAAACCGTTATCTATGGTCAGGCTGAAATCGGTAATGGTGGCAATCGCCACGCCGTCAGATTTCAAGGTCGCCTGAAAGTTACTGAAGCGTTTCATAGTCACAAGTTCGGCGGCGGCATTGTAGTTCGTTTGCGAATACTCGACATCGCGCCCCACGAGGTTGACCGTAGCGGTCAGCTCACCATCCCCGCCAGCCTGCATTGCCAGAGAAGACACCTTGCACCCCGTAAACTTCCCGAAGGTGGCTGGGGTGGTTCCGTATGTGCTCTGGACAATGGCAGAAGGGGCCTCGTCCCCGGGCTTGAATACGTGGGTATAAGGGGCGGTATCAGGACTTGCGGGAGGAGTGGTTGTAGGAGCACCAAACAGCAGTTTCAACCAGTACGGGAAAGCACGGGCGTCAACCGGGACAGTCAGCGCGCCTGATACCTCGACATTGCCGTCAAAGGGTTCGGAAGGGTCACGTCGTCCGGTCAGCGTCGCCGCGCTGTTCTTGGCGCGCGATACATTCAGGCCAAACGAATTGAGCGGCATGAGCCTTCCTGCCGCGACACCGGGAGCCGTTCCGAAACTTGTTTCAAAATCCAGCAGGCATGTGGTTTTATAGCCACGAGCAATCTTTTCGATAGGCATAATCACTCCTTATTCTGTTTCGAGGAACCAGACCTTGTACTCCATGCTCACGCGGAAGTAGTTGGTCCCGTCCTCGTACAAGTCTTGATCCTCAATCAGATGCGCTCCGAACACAGTGCCGCTCGGCGGCATGGCGGCGCGCACGGCCTTGGCAATGGCTTTCGCCTCGCCGTAGTTCTTCGCCCACACGTCGATCTGGAGGTCAATTTCCTCCAGCCCGGACGCCCCGGACAGCGTATTTGCGGGCATCCCGCCGAGCCGCTGGAACGTGACGCACGGGAGTTTGGTTCCCTGCGGGATGACCAGCGCGAAGACCTTGTTCCCAACCAATGCGGACACCCCCGCGTCTTCCCGTAGCGTCCGCAGCAGGACGATTTCAAAATCAACGGCACTCGGCATCAGGAACTCCCCTTTCCGTACTTCCTCTTGAACTCAGCAATAACCTCAAACAGTACCTTGTTTTTTGCCTTCCGCAGGAACGGACGGGCCGTAACGTGCCCGACGACATCCCCGTCGTGCGTCACCTTGGCATGTCCGTATTCCACGAGATGGGCATGCGGCGCACGGGCAACCACAATCCACCCGCCGTTTTCAAACTTGGAAACCTTGGGCCGGATGGACTTCCTCAGCTTGTTCTTGGTCTTCCTGGAGTCCTGAAACTCCGTGGACGCGACGGCGGCATCGGCTATCCGATTGGCAATGTCTTCAACTTCAGCGTCAACGTACTGCCTCACCATTGTGATGAGTTCGTCATCGTCGAAGCCTTCCAGTCTCGCACTATGCGGATGCCTGCTCATTGCTCACCTCCCGGCACATCAAAACCAGTTCCCGGCCCCGGTTGTCCGGCAGCGGGGCAACAATGTTGAACACCTTCCCATTGTGGATGACGCGCATGTCCGCCGTCACGTCAGTTCGATACCGGATGCGGATGCGCTGCGTGACTTCTGACTGTGTCTGTTGGCTGGCGAAAAACTCCCGCCCGCTCATGGCTTCAAGCGAAGCCCAGACGATCGCCACGTCTTCCCATGTTTCAACAGGCCCGCCGTAGGCATCCTGTCCCTGCTGAAAACGCTGGAGCGTCACGCGGTGGCGAAGCATTCCCGAGCGCATCAGACCACCCCCGTGACGATGTAGGAATCAAGCAGACTGTCCACAAAGCCGTGTCCGAATTCGTTGAAATTCGCGCCCACGGTAAAGCTTTCCCGTTGTTCGTACAGCGTCCCGATGCGTACCAGCATCCATTGTTTCAGGGCCTGCGGGATGGAATCGGCGGCCCACCCCGCAGTCAGTACAACGTCAACACTCCCCCGTGCCGGAAATCCGTGCAGGGGAGTAAGCGAGGCCAAAAGGGGCGCCTCATTTCCGCCATTGCCGCTAGGGGTGAAGGCGTACATGGATGCCTCCAGAGGTTCTCCATCCACAGATACGGACAGACAGGCAGAGCAAGGTGCAAGAGGAACGGGAAGCACTGCGCCAAGAGGGAACTCCCCTTCAACGCGCCATGTCCATTCCGAAGCACGGAGAACACGCCCCGTCTTGCGCTCGGCGTGCTGCCTTGCCGCAGTAATGAGACAGGACAGCAACGAATCTTCCTCACTGCCCGTATCGATACGGCAATACAGCTTTGCTTCTTCCAGCGTCACCGGCTCAAAGTCGGCATCCGTGGTGCACCGCAAAAACGTCGTTCCGAACATTTGCATGGGTGTTCCTCTTGACTGCCCGGCACGTTTTCATGCCGGGCAGCGGCATCGTTAATCCACGATCACGCTGGAGCCGTGGTAGCGTTCTCCGGTGACGATGTACGTTGCGGAAATGATGTTTGCGGCGTTGCTGGCTCCGGCCTTGAGGCACAGGCAGTCAAAACCGCCGTTGGTGTCCAGCGTGTCCACATCCACTTCAAAAACGACCAACTTTTCCTTGGTGGTTTCGTCAGTGGTGAAGGATACGGCGTCCGCCTGGCGCACCCACAAATCGGAAGTTGAGGCGTCGGCAACCAGATACACAGGGACAGCTTCCGTGATGGCTTTCGATCCGGTTCCGGCAACGGCCTTGGCCTGTTCAAGGGTCAGGGCGACAGTCGCCGCGTTCCCCTGATTGACGTGCGCCAGCACCGTGACGTGGGTAGCTCCCTTGAGGCAGATGTAGTCCCCAGCAACGGCACTTCCCCCGGCCTGAGGCTTGAAAGCAGAGACGATATGGGCATTTTCAACGATATTCATACGGGGTTCCTCCTAGGCGCGGGCCGCAAGCATGACGAAGGGCGAAAGAGTGTTCGCACCCTTGAGCGGCGTAAAGGGTTCGTCGTAGATAGGCTGGCCATCCACACGGGTGATGAACCGGTAGGCCATTTCGTCCGTGAGGAACTTGACGTGCATGGACTCGGCAACTTCCATTCCACCCTTGGAAACAAGCATGTATTCAGAGAAGTCGGCGAGGATGATGTCACCCTTGGTTCCCAGAGTTTCGCAGAACTCCAGCGGCACGATTGGACGCCCGAACAGCGTACCGAACGGGGCATTGGCAAAACTTCCACCGGGGATGAACACGGGCTGGTTGCCCACGGTCATCATGGGGAGCTGCGGAAGAACGTCCTGATTCATGAACCACGCGGCGTTGGCCATGTTCCCCTTGAACCGGGCCAGCATCTTCACGGCATTGGCCGCGTTAAAGGTGGTTGCCGTCTGGCTGCTTTCCTTGGCTACGGTAATGGGCAGTGCGGAATTCATGATCCCGAGAGGCTGCCCCTGTCCGGAGCCCTCAAAAATCGCCTGATCGAGCTTGAAGGCGAACTCCTCGCGCAGAGCACGCTGGGCAAACGCGGCAAGGGCCGGGGCATCACGGAGCATACGATTGGTGACGTACAGCAGGCCGTACAGATCCTTCACCCGCATTTCGCGGGTCTTGAGCGCGACCTTTCCCGAAGAGGCCATAGCCGTGGTTTCTCCCTTCCAGTAGACGGACAGGCCGTTGCGGGTGGTACGGTTGCGATCATCGGAAACGAGGTATTCAAAGCCGTCCGAATTGGCGGAAATGGGCTGTACCGTTACGCGGCGGGCCAGAAGCCCGTTTTCCATGGCGGAGGTCATAATCCCTTTGGACTTGTCCGTTTCCACGAGATATCCGCCTTCGCTGTCCACACCCGTGGACGCACCGGAAGCCGCATTGACCACCTGCATGAAGCGTTCGCGGGCTTTCGGGGCATCGGCGGTGTCCAGCGTCATGGCCTGCACATCGATAAGCTGCTCGCCAAGGTTGCGGTAGACGGGCTTGGCGGCAACTTCAACGTGACCGCCTTCGTTTGTGAAACCAGCAACGCTTTCGGCCTGCTGCGGATCGGTAAGGCCCTCCAGCTTCATCTGTCCCTGGATACGGGCCTCGATTGCGGAGGCTTCGGCAAGCAAAGCCTCAAATGCCGTCTGGTCTTCGTCGGTAAAATTGTCCTTGTTCTGCATTTCGCGGGCGGCCTTGAGCTTTTCGGCCTTCTGTTCCCGCAGATTCTGGATGGAAATAGCCATAATCGTTCCCTCCATTGGGAGTTTTGTTTTGCGGGTTTCCCGCTATATGCCCGCCTCAATCAGAGCCAATGCACGTTCACGGCGCATATGCGCAGCAATCGCGGCCTGATCTTCGGCAGAGTTTTTCGTTTGATTGTCGTCAGCCTTGGCAGCGGCTTTTTTGTCTTCCGGCTCACCCTCCGCAGGGGCATCAACATTGCCGTAGATGCGGTCAACAAATCCGTTGGTCAGGGCCTCTTGCGCGGTGAACCACGTTTCCGCGTCCATCCACGTCTTTATCTGTTCGGCGCTGGCCCCGGTCTTGGCTTGGTAGTCGCGCAGGATGTTGGCGTCTATTTTGCCCAACAAATCAGCGAAATAGATCATTTCGCTTTTATTCCCGATAGCCACGCCCCAAGCATTGTGAATCATAAACAGGCCACCATCTGCTATCTCAACTTCATCAGCGGACAACGCGATATATGTCGCAGCAGAGGCAGCCATCCCATCGATGTGAGAAATGACCTTGGCAGGATGCTGTTGCAGGGCAACTTGAATAGCTTCGGCATCTGCAGTTGCGCCGCCGGGTGAGTTAATGCGTAGGTGAATGGTCTTTGCGGTGATCTCATTCAGCGACTTGGCAAACTCGCCAGCGTCAATTCCCCAAGACGGGTCAATAGCATCGTAAAGATAGACCGTTGCTTCATCCTTGGCGGCGTCAAACACCGTGGCAGGCGAAAGCAGGCGCGGACCGCCAGCATCAATTCTGGCTTTTGCCTTGCTCCTAGCGTCTTCAAGCAACTGGCGGGCGTTCATCGTATTAGGCTGCATTGCTGCCACCTCCATTTGTTGTCGTATCAGGCTGGTTCGTTGTGTCCGTCTGCCCTGCGGATTCCGGCGCGTGCAATTCGTCGCCGCCTTCGAGCGGTGCGAGGTTTTCAAGCGCACGCACCTCGTTGACCGTCATGAAGCCGGGGTTCTGCGTGCCACCCAGAGCCGCCTTGTAGAAATCGGCACGGCCCTTGGAGTCGGCCCGAAGCAGGGCATCAAGATTGAATTTGCTGTAAAACTTGGCAGATCGCAGCAGTTTCCGGTCGATTTCCTGCTCAAGTCCCTTGAGAATGTCGCGCAAAGTGAATTTGACGAAGCCGAGCGTCTGTTCTTCAATGCCTGTTCCCCATGAGGTGCTCTTGCTGGTATGCCCGACCATGTGCGGCGGAACACCATAGAACCGGCAGATATCCTCAACCTGAAACGAACGGCTTTCCATCAGCTGTGATTCGTCGGCCTTGAAATCGAGACGCGTTACCTTCGCGCCGTTGTCGGCAACAATGGGCATACGTGACCTAGACCGTCCGGTGTGGTTCCGTTCCCATGTATCGTAGAACAGCTTGGCCTGCTCAGAGTCGAATTTCTGGGGAAACTCAAACGCGTAATCGGCGGCATTGCCCTGGCTGAAAAACCTCTCGTTGAAGTCCTGTCCCGCCACCGCAAGGGCAATGGCCCCCCGCGCACAGTCCATTGGCGACATGCCTTTCACGCCGTCCCAGCCTAGGAACGTCCAGTGAAGCACATCGTCTTGGTCGAAAACAGCACTTTCGCCATTGGAGAGCATCATGCGGTAACGGAGCCGCGTCTTGTCGTCGTTCAGCTCGGGCATGCAACGGTACGGGGCTATCCACGAAAGGCTCTTTGGAGTGCCGAGCGCGGTTCTGCCTACCAGTGCATACCCATTGCCGTGCATGAAGGCAGACCAGAGAAAGGTCCGCCAGAACTGGTGCGCCGTCATGAGGGCGCAAGCCTCGTTATGCAGCAGGTAATAGGCCGGATGGTCTACGGCCGGCTCCGCTTTTCCGCCACGGGCAAGGCGATAGACCTCACACGGCAGGCTGGCGATCGTTCCAGACAAAAGGGCCACGCAACGGTACACGGCACTCACCTTCATGGCCGTATGTTCGTTCACCACCACACCGCTTGCCGTGGGATAACCAGCAGATCCTCCAAGCAGAGTTTCCATGATGCGGGCCTCATCTTCCAGCGTTCCGCCATACGATGCCTTGGGCGTCTGCCCCCATGTCGCAGGATTCCACCAACTCATAGGCCTTCCCCTTCAGAGGCCAGAAATCCGGCCCAATCGAATAGGCCGCCCTCTTTTTCCGGGACCTCATATTCAGTCCAGTTCATGGCCATGGCCAACGCGACAATCCCGTCAATCCGGCCCGTGCTCTTGATCTTGTCAAACTTGCGGTTCCCGCTCGGGTCCTGCTGCACCCGCACGTTCGAGGCGCACATGGTCAGGACGGGGTGCATCCCGTGAAGCATGGTTCCTTCGGCAAGCACATCCTCCAGCATCTCCACCGCCGGGTTCATGTCCCGAAAACCCTGACCGTGCGGAATCATCCGCAGCCCGCCGGGTACGGCTTCGTCCTTGCCTTCAACCCAAGCGTCCACGCCTTCCTCACGGAGTGCCCTCACCAGCTCGTCAATCCGCCAGCGGTCGAACTTCAATCCGGCAATGGACATTCTGCCGTGCAGTTCCGCAATCTTGCGGGCCACAAACCGATAGTCGATGGTTCTACCCGGCGTGGTGTTCAAAAAGCCTTGCTGCGCCCAGAGGTCATACCGAACGTGATCGCGATCCGAACGGTCCCGGATGCCCTCGGCAGGCGTCCAGAATAGCGGCATGACGTGCCACAAACCCTGTTGATCCTGAACCGTCAGAATCAGCGCGGTGAGGTCATTTTTCCCGGACAGGTCAAGGCCGCCAAAAACAGGCAGATCATCAAACAATGCCACGTCAGGCTCCTCACCGTTGCGCCGCCAGACTTCCGGGGTGATGAAATGCGCCGCGCCGTCCACGCGCTGGTTGAGATAAAGATTACGGAATGCCGCCTCAGCCGCGGGCATCCGTTTCGCCTTCTCCGCCGTCTCCCGCATTTCTTCCAAAGACCGGAAATCGCCAAGGGCCGGGTTCGCCAGATACCAGTTGTCCTCATCCCACGGGTCCGCATCCATCGGCACTGAGAAAAGGAATGTCTTGAACTTCGGATCTTCAATCTCTTCCCGGATCACCTTCTGGCCGTAATCAATGAGCTCGGAAAGGACGGCGTTGTCGCTGGCGGCCTGCGTCGAAATGCACCACACCAGCGGATCGGCGTGCGCCCCGCGCGAAGTCATCATCACATCGTACAGTTCACGGTCCGCGCCGAACTGCGCCAACTCGTCGAACACGATGAAGGAGGATGACTTGCCGTGCTTGCCTTTTGTTTCGCTGGACAGGGCCGTGAACTCGGAGCCGCTCACCGGATCGACCAGCTTTTTACGGGACTCGATGACGTTCAGACGGTCGGACAACTCGTCGTCCATGTAGACCATTGCCGCCATCAGCTTGAACAGCACGGCGGCCTGTTCCCGGTCGAAGGCTACGGAATAAAGTTGCCCGTTTCTGACGGCTTCCGGACCGCACAGATGCGCGAGACACAGCCCCGCCACCAATGCGGTCTTGCCATTCTTCCTAGACATGGACAGCACCGCCTGGCGCACCACGCGCCGCCCTTCCGCGTCTTCCGCATCGTAGACCTCCCGGATGATCGCCTTCTGCCACTCGCGCAGCACGAACGGCAGACCAACCCCGGCACCGTCCGGCGTCCGCAGGGTTTCGATGAAGGCAATCACTTTCTCCGCTCTGGTCATTCGTCTACGCTCCAAACATCAGTCCGGCCCGTTTAGGCTTCGGCTTCTCTTCGTTCTTTCCGGCTGTCTTGGCTGTGATGCGGCTGTTCACACACAGGCGCAGCTTTGTCGCCAGCTGACTCAGGGAACTGTTGCTGTTCACAAGGACCTCGTGCCAAGGGTTGCGCTTCACCGCACCGGAAGCCGTCTCTATGACCTCTCCCTGCTCGGCAAGCATCTGTTCCGCACGGTTGCGCCGTACATACTCATCACAGTAGGCCCGCAATAGCGGCACGTCCCCGGCCTGAAAATATCCGTGCGGATGTGCGCCGACGATGTTTCGCCACAGCTCCGCCGCGTCTTCGGACATGCCCTCGGGGTGAGGGAAAAAGCTCTCGGCTGGCGTCAACATGCGTAGCCGCTTGGCCTGTGCCGGTTTTGGCCCTCGTGCGCCCATTACTTCCCCTGATTCCAAGGATGCGCCTTGTCCGTGGGCATCCCGTGTTCATCGTGTCCGCCGATGAAGCCGCCGTGCTCTACCCGCTGCTTGCGGGAGTCATGGCAGGATTTGCAGAGTGCCTGCCAATTGCCCTCATCCCAGAACAGGGCCGTGTCCCCTCGGTGCGGGCGGATATGGTCGACCACGGCGTCGGCACCGCGCAGAGCCTTCCCGCACATCGCGCAAAACGGGTGTGCCCGCAAAAAGGCAATCCGCGCCTTGCGCCACTGCGCCCCATACATGCCGCTATGTTTGCCCACAAATTACCCCCTAAAATTTTCCCGAAACTGTGCGTAAAGGGGCACACCCGGTCACGGGCTATAGCACTCTGAACATTTGCTCCCCCCCTCACCCTTGCGATTCGTCCACTTCAGACGAAATTTCCCCCCGAAAAGGTTCTCAAAGCAGTACGTCACGCGATATATCGGCCCAGCCATGCTACTCCGCCCGATTCCCAGTGAAGGGCGGCTATGCTCCGGCGTCGATATGCATAGCCCTTTTCGAAGGCGACCGTTTATCCTGTACCCCGCTGCTGGCGGGCGATAGGCGACCGGGGGGAACGTCGCCGCGTGACTTTCTTACAATCTATCCCCTGCGCTCAATCCATCGTTTGATCATTCCAAGAACGGCGTCGAGGATGGAGCCTCCAGAGTACCCGACCATGCCAACGATAGCCCCAGCCATTGGTGCCGGGATGTCCTGACCGTATAGTGCGAGGATGCACAGCAGCCCGGAAATCCCGGAGCACAGCAGCCCACAAAGGAACTGACGCACGGAACGCACGCCAAAACGAGCAGCTCTAGCAACCCCGCCAAGAAGCGCAATGCCGATGTACGGCCAGGAATAGGCCGTTGCGTCAATCACATGATGCGAGTCCTCAGGAGATAACGGCGTCATCGTGCTTCCTCCACGCTCTTGATCCACAGGAGCAGGTTCCCGGCTTCCCCGGCGGGCAGGTGCACCCACTCGCCGGACTCGGTGAAACGATTTCCGCCGTAGATATACGACCACTCACCCGTCACGACGGCCCCCGGCGTCAGCGGAGCCGGGCTTGTCGCGGCGGTCGGTTCCGCCCATCGAGCGCACCCACTCGCCGCCAGCGTCATCACGCACAGCAACGCGATCCGCAGCACGAGCAGCCTCGCGGCGTTCGCCGTACCGTTGGCGAAGCCACAGCTTGAGGAGATCAACGAGCGCAGTGAGGAGCTCAAGGACGGCCCGCACATCACTTCCCCGTCACGGCCTTGACTTCGGCCTTCACGGTTTCGGACTTGCCGTCAGCCACGGCACCCTTGTTCTGCCCGAAGTGCGCGGCGAGGGCATGGGCCCAGCGGTAGAAGACGGCATAAAGCCCGGTCTGTTCCTTGGGGACGGGCATCCAGACTGTAGCCACGGCGCACAGGCCGCACACGGTCATGACCACGCTCAGGGCTGTCACGATCCACGCCGCGTCTGGATACTGGGCGGCAAGGCTCGTCAACGTCGAAAAGATGAAATCGATCACGGTCTGTTCCATATCTACCACTCCCGTTCCGGACCCATATCGAGGTGCACGAAGTTCTCGTAGTCGCGGTGACCGATGCCCCGGAACCCGCACTGACGGGCCAGCTTGATGAATGCCTCATGCCGCTCTTTCGGCATACGGACATCAAAGGCGAGGGTGAGATGCTGCGAATGCGCGACCCCGCCCACTTCCTTGTTGTGCTTGAAGCAGCGATGCCCGCAGTTGATGACGAGGGGCTCGCCCCACATGTCACGGAGCCGCTGAAGCGCGTCCATGCTCTCCTCGTCCACGACGATCTCCCCGCAGCATTTGCAGGCGATCTCCTTCGGGGTGAAGTTCGGCCATTTCCCGGACCAACGGGCTTCGGTATAGTGCATGAAAAACGCTCCTGAGTTTGGTCAGGAGCGTAGCATGAAGAAGGGGGTAAAGCTCAAGGGTTTGTTGGACTGTTTCTCAGTTTACGCCAGTAGCCATGTCTCCCATCTGCGGATTCGACCCACACGTCCGTGTATTGACAGTGTTGGCAGCCGTAGAAACGCGTAACCATAGAGCCATGGCGACGCTTGCCATAACAACGCATCTCATTTCGTCCGCATATCGGACAGGGAGGGCATTTTCGGAGACGCCCCGGCTTGTTGTCCCTTTCTTCGGCGTTACACAACTCCATCTTCCACCTCGTGCTCCCCGCACCATAACCGGAGTGCAGTTACCGCCACGTCAAGGGCCTCGTCAGCCATACGTTCGGCGGACTCATACTCCACGGCCTTCTCCAGCTCGTGGTACTCCGCGCCGATGACGCCGAGCGCGTGGTACTTGCCCTCCGCGAACACCGGATGTTTCTTCCGCGCCTCCGCCATGCGCCGGGCCAGCGCCGCAATTATGGCCATCCCGTCCCGCTGTCCGCCGTTGCCGAGAAGGACGGCCGCTTCCATCAGTTCCACGACATCACCCACCTTTCGCCAGCCTACTGCGCTGCGGATTCCGGTTGCTGACTCCATATCTCGTGCCTCATGAGCGCCCTTTCAGCCCCCTTCCCTTGCCGAACAGCGGTTTGCGGTCCTCGACCAGCCGGTAGACATACGAGACGCTTCCGTTGCGATGCGCCCGTTGCGGCCCGAATACGGCGATCTCGTTGCGCTTGACGTCCCACGCGGGGAGTTGCGCATGGATAGCCCTGCCGAGGGCGGCATTGGCGCGGGCCAGCCTGTCTACAAAGCTTTCATCTTCCCTGAACGGCACGACGACCTCGACGATCCGCGAGGGGCTGCTGGTTTGCTGCTGGCTCGACACGCCTGGACGCTCCTTTGGGGATTTCCCCGGTCAGATAGTTTTCGATGGCTTCCCGCGCCGCCGTCCAGCCCTTGCAGACCTCGACGCGGTACCCTGCCCTTCTGAGCCTCGCTATTACGCCCTCTTGTGCTTCAGACACCTTGCCGCCCTTTTGCCGCTTCAGCTCAATCCACAGCCCGTGAAAGCCCTGCCGGGATGCGGCAAGCAGAATGTCCGGCACTCCCGCCATGACGCCTTCGGCCTTCATTCTCGCCCCGGTCACGGCATTGCGTGCCCCGCCGTTAGGGATGGCAAAAAGTAACGCTGGATGGTCACGGTACTGGAGGCTCCACCAGCGGAAGAGGGAAACCTGTTCGGAATGCTCGTCAGGAACCGGGAATTTTTTCAAACGACACCTCTCTGGTTGAAAGACGCCCGGACAAGCTCCGGGGCCGAAGATTTCACAGTACCGTGGGCACATCACAAATCGTTTTCCTGTACCGCAGGACGTCCGGCCCATGCTTCACCCTCGGTAAACTCAGAAAAAGCTTTTTCGAAACGCAAGAACGATGCACCTGTTCCCGTACTGCGGGATTTCCCGACGATGCATTTCACGTCAGGTCTGGCATTAGCCCTGTCCAGATCGCGGGTGTGCAGCAAAAGGATGATGTCCGCGTCCTGCTCAATCGCTCCAGACTCTCTGAGATCGGAAACCCGGGGCTCTCGCTTGCCTTCTTCGCTTGAGCGGTTAAGCTGGGAAAGCAGGAGCACAGGAACTTGCAGATCAAGGGCCATTTGCTTAAAGGCGCGTGACATCTCCGCAACCTCTCGTTCCCTGCTGGTGCTTTTTTCGTCGGGATGCAAAAGCTGGAGATAGTCCACCACGATAAGCCCCAAGTCTTTAATGCCCCGCGCCAGCCTGCGGACTTCGCGGGGGCACATGGGCACAGTTGACTTTTCCACGATGGACAAGGGAAGGGCTTCAAGCTGCCCTATGGCGGCGTCAATGGCTCCACGGATCTGCGGCGTGACGCCCATCCCTTCACGGAAAAACCGTCCGTCGATACGCCCTACGCGGGAGATTAGACGATGCCCAAGGCTTTCGTCGCTCATCTCGCATGAGACAAAGAGCACACCCATTCCGCGCCATGCGGCACTCAACGCCACATTTGCGGCTAAAGCCGTCTTTCCAAGTCCGGGACGAGCGGCAAGGACGATCAATTCCCCCGGCATGAATCCCCCACGCAAAACGCTGTTCAAGCTTTTCCACGGAGTCTGAATTTTGCGCAGCGATTGCGGATTATCGAGCTTTGCCCGAATGCGGCCCATGAGGTTCGACATAGTTACGGCTTCCTGAATCCCTCCCGAAGCTTCAACAAGCTTTCGGGCACGGTCAGCGATGTATTCGGAGTCCACGCCGTAAACCGATGCTTCCGCAGCAATTTCGAGCAATCCGGCATGGAGTTCCGCCCGGCGATGTTCATCGGCAAGCTTTCGGGCCAAACTCTCGGCATGGCCTTTCAGCCCCCACGCGGACGTAGAAAGTTCAGCCATGCGCGCCATATCCGGGGCGGGCCAAAGTTCAGGATCTTTCGCCCAACGCGATTGCATCTGCGTTGCCAACGCTGTGAGATTGGGACGTTGACCGGACTGACGGAGCAAATCGAGAGCCACGGCAAGCGGCGCAGCTTCCGGCGTCACAAAACAACCTGCGGGGCAGATATCGAGTACATCCCCAAGCAAATGGGCATCCCGGTTCATGCCCGAGAGAGTCGCGGCAATGACGCTGGACTCAAGCTGTGCACGGGCTTCCGAGGCCATGACGGGCTTTGGCGCGGGAGCATTCTGCCTGCGGGCCATGATGCCGCGTTCAAGCGTCTGAACTGCCATTTCAAGCCACCTCCCGATTGTCGTACTTGCCTTCAATCACGCCCATAAACCCGCTTGGGGACATGAGCTTGTCGAAATCCACCCGGTACACTGTCCCATCTCGAAAAGCCTTTTTGCCAGTGAGAAAATCAGACCGGGAAGCCCTTGCAAACAGCCGCCGAAAGTAATCCAGCCTTTCGGCGGCGGAGGTGTCCCTGTTCAGCATTCGCAGCCTCTCTCCGGCCTCTGTCCATCTGGCCTTCATTGCCCCCTTGCGCTTTGCGTTCACGATTGCAACTCGGGGATGCTCCGGGAAAGCCTCGTGATACAGGCCGACAATGGCGTCATAGGGGCAGGCTGGCGAGGCATGGGCCTGCCGTTTTTCGCCGGGCTGGGAGGCGTCGGCGGCTTCGGCGTCGACAACTACCCCGTCAGGGGTAGTATCTTCTTCTAGGCTTGGTTTGGTTTGGTTTGGGGCATTGCTTAACGATGCGTCCAGTATGCTATTAGCATAGTGTAAGCATAGCCCACTTGAATCATTAGCATTGCTATTTTCATTTTTTGGCATACCGGAGGCATTCTTATTGCCCCAACGAGCATCGGCAGCCCTGCGCGCACGATCCTTTCGTTCTTCTTCCTTGCTGGCATATTCTTGATGCTCACACCAATCATGCAGCGCATAAACTCCATCCGTCTCGTCTATAAACCGCAGATCCACGAGCGTCTGGCAAAATTCTCCGGGTTCCCCATCCCACTTCGCGGCAATTTCCACATCCTCGCAGTCTATTCCGCTCAACACGCCGTTTGAACGATTTTGAGCCGTCCAAATCCAAAGCCGTTGCAGGCAGATAACCGCACCAACACCAAGACGTCTCTGGAGCTTGACCGTCTTCGGGTGATCGAAAAACTCCACGGAAAGGCGGATGTCATTGTTCATGCCTTCTCCACCTTTTCGAGGCTCGCTATCTTATCGCGCTCGACTTGAATCTTTGCATTGATAGCATCGACAATACGCGCCTTGATTCGGAATAGGCGTTCGACCTTCTTGAGCGATTCAATAATTATCGGATTGACTTTACTCTGCGATTCCATCATAATTACTCCGTCAGTTTAGTTGTTTTGGTTTGGCCCGGTGTTCCCGCATCGGGCCTTTTCTTTTTCTTCAAGTTCCACTTCAACAATGCCCGGCCTCTTTTCGCAGGAGTTCAGGCAGAACCGCACATCTTTGACGTAGCCGTTTCTCGTGAACCACGCCGGGACTCCGTACTCTTTCGACCAGTCCGCAAAGCACAGGACGCGGCGCCCGTCGCGGTGAAGCCGACCGTGGGGGCAGGGGCCCGTCCCTACCAGTCCCATTCCATGCCCCCGGATCTTCTTCCGTGAAATTCGTATGAGGGAATCCCCTCAGCGTCTGAGCCTTTGCGCCGCTTCTCCCGGCATTCGGAGCACCAGTACGATCCGTCCGTCGGCCTTCCGCAGGTGTGACACTTACGCTTGAAAAGCGTTGACGAATCGTTCTGTGGATGCTCTTCAAGCCACTCTTCTCGGGACATCCCGGCTCTGAAAGCATACCCACAAGCCTTGTCGCAAAAAATCTTGTGCCCGTTGGGCTTGAACTCCCGACCACAGCACTTGCAGACCTGCATGGGAACGGTTCGTGCGGCTGCGTCCTTGCACTCTTTTGAGCAGTACTTTGCCGTACCCGCGAGCGCTGGCTTGACGATAAAGTGCCGCTGGCAGTGTCTACATACTCCAAGGGGCATATTGTTGCCTCGCTTTCTCGTAATCTCGTGAATATCGCGTAGCGGTCTGGTCGATATTGCTCTTCCATTCTTCAGCTAACTTGAAGATGATGGACGGGTGCGCGCCTTCCTGCATGAACGTGACCATCATCCCGCCACATATCGTGTCATCAGTGCATTCCTCCGCCCATGTCGGCTTATCCGGCTCTGCAAAATTCTTTGGCTTCACGACATAACCGAGCCTGTCCGCCAGCCATTCAAGCGGAGCAATGGATCCGCAGGAGGCCATGATTCCGAGCAGTGCGTCCGCCCCGAGCTTCGCCATGTCGTCGTCCACATTCAGCTCGCGTTTGAGCGTCGAATACGGCTTGCCAATGTCAGCAGCGATGGCTTTGATCGGCTTGTCCCCGTTTTCGATCATGTCCGAAACGACTTCGGACAGCGTGTTATAGTTTTCGTAAATCATAGATAATTTTCCTTGATGTATCCCCATGCTCTAATGGGGGTATGGAAAACCTTGTTCACCTGCTCCTCACCCGGCGCGGCCCGCTCTGGCGGGTGCGCATCCTGTCCGGCGGCACCATCAGCTGGAAGTGCTACCGCGCCGAGGACTACCCCACGCCAGAGGCCGTGGTCCGGCGGTGCGCAGAGGGGCTAGTCACGGTCAAGCCAGAAAATAAACCCCATGAGGGCGAAGAAGGCCACCTTCACGGCGACATCAGTCCAGTCCATGATTCACCTCTTCGGGTTCGCTGGGAGTGCTGGGGGCGGCTGGAGGACAGTCTGGTATGAGCGTTTCCAAACTAATGCCCAACTTCAATGCGTAGACGGCACACGCTCCATGTGGGATTTTTTCCGCATGACAATGCTTCCAGACAGATGAGCGAGTTATCCCTGTCATTCTTGAAATGTCAGCGTATTTCAGTTGGTTATGCTTCTTATAATTTTGTAGTGCGTTCATGACCTGTATGATTCCATAAAGAATCATAAATAGCAAGCACGTTTCGAGACAGAAACATTTTTTTCTGGCAGAGATGAATACATGAAGACTCAACAAGAACGCTGGGACGAAATCGTCCAGCGCATGAAGAAAAAAGTGGATGAAGGCGGGCGTGGAAGCACTTCTCGTCTTGCTGAACTATTGGGCACGGAACGCGGAACAATATCAAAATATATCAATGGACAACTAAAAGGTGAGCGAGTTCCGTCAGATAAGATTCTTTTCTTTGAAGAAAAACTTGGATTAGCGCCAATTTTAAAGCGGATCGGCGTTCATTCTCCAGCAGAGACCGTAGAAGGAGATGACTTACCGGTTATTCCTGTTTTTTCTCACGCTGGAGCAGGAGCCCCTTCGGAGTTTTTCTCAGGTACGCCAGAAGTAACAATTCCCGTACTTCCTCAATATTTTCTTCCTAATATTGCTGCGATCAAAGTGACTGGCGATAGCATGGAGCCAACTATCTCAAAGGGAGCCTACGTAGGTGTTGTCCCTCTGGACGGGGACCTCATAGAAGGAGGAATCTATCTCGTCAGCCGTCCTCCTTTTGGAGCCTTGGTGAAGAGAGTACGTCTCGGCAAAGAGGATAATATTATTCTGTATTCGGATAATCCTCGATATGAGCCACAAGAGCTACCCTTTGAAGGCTACGAGGATGTGATTATCGGGAAAGTGGTGTGGGTATGGCAGCTCCTGTAGCAAATGAAAATCCCCGCCGGAGCGGGGAGGAGGAGTTAAGAGTGAAAAACGCCAAAGACTGCCTTGAATTCGTTACGGTCGGGGACGAATACTTTTTTGATTTTACATGTCCTGATTGTGGAAAGGTCACAAGGCTTGACCCAGATGACTATACAGAACACGGTGTATTTACCTGTGAATGCGGGTTAAACCTTCGACTTGAAAACCACATTAAGTCTGATCTCGCGAAGATGGAAAATGAGCTCCTCAAAAGCTTGCAAGACGGATTCAAGTCCGCAGGGTTCACAGTGAAGCTTTAGTTTTTCAATGAAATGCTGGCATTTTTCTTCAATCTGCTGTTTGTCCAGATCGTGGACATCCAGCCCAACACTATATGCCTTATCTTTTTTCATATGAATGTTCCTCAATGAAGGTTAAAAGGCTTGAAGAAGTGTCTTTTTCAATTAAATGCACAGGAAACACGAAACGTGGCCCTTGTATGAATTATTTTAAGGCCACACTTCGCATCACCTACATAGATTGATAGTTGTTTAGAATAACCAATACCTCTATCCCTGTTTTTTCTTGGGAGATGCGCCCTTCCTCGTCGAGATTGAATGATACATGGATATTGTGAGCCAGCATATCAGTTCCTTTCTTGTGTTTGAAAAATTCGAGATCAGCTTGGATCACTTTAAGAACTTCTGACATTTTAACATTTTTGATATTGTCCATAGTTTTCTCCCCGCCCCTCCCCATGAGGGGCTTTTTTGTGCCCTGCCGGGCGTGACCGCCGATGCCGTTTGGTGCCGGTGGTATTTTTATATCTTTTTTGATTCTATATGGCAACATTTGTATTGACTATTTTGATTCTGTATGGAAACATATCTTCACGACGCCCGGGGAAGGCGAACACGCCCGGCACACCAGCCGGAAAGTAGCCGAAACCCCGGGCGGAGGAAGCCGGTTTGGGCGGCATGAAGGCCGTAGCGATACGGTGGGCGGAGCAAGAGGCCGCCCGGAAAGCTCGAAAGAGGCCCGTTAGACTGGTGATGTGAAGACAGGCCGCGAGGGGACGGCGGGCCGAGCAAAGGCGCGGAAAGGCGACTGGGCGGCAACATGGGTTCCGAGACAAGCCCGCAACAAAACTCGAGACAACAATTTTCGTATCCCACCGCCAGCGCATGTCGTTGGCGGGAAGGATGCGGAAGCATCCATGGCCAGACATACCCTTCCTCTTCCTTCTAGCCGCTGGTCTAGGGCGTGGCGACTCCCGGTGTCATACTCAGCACCGGTCATAGCCGCGTTGAAAAGGCAACCAGCGAAGCCCCGGCTCTCCTAGCCGGGCACACCTCCGGAGTTCGGCGAAAGCCGACGCATGAAAGGGACAGCGCAACGCCCGTTGTCCCGAACCGTGCGGGAACTCGCCCTGTACGGCAAGGGAACCCTTCCGGGATTGGCCCGGTCGTATGCAAGGGACAGCGGATAGGCCGTTGTCCCGAACCATGCGACGATGTGCCAGCATGGGGACGCGCGCCCGGCGGGGATTGGCTCCGCCGGGTGGTTTTTGACCTGAAAAGGATGTGACGAATGAACAAATTGCAGATTTTCAAGAATGCCGAGTTTGGGGAAGTCCGGGTGGTCGAGCATGAAGGCCAGCCGTGTTTTGTGGCGAGCGACGTTGCGAAGGCGTTGGGATATGAAAAGCCCAACAACGCCGTCAATGAGCATTGCAAAAAAGTGAATAAATTCAGTTACCCTAATTCGGGGCAGTTGCAGCCCTATAACATCATCCCCGAGTCCGACGTGTACCGCCTCGTCATGCGGTCGAACCTTCCAAAGGCCATAGAATTTCAGGATTGGATTTGCGAAGAGGTCATTCCTTCTCTTCGCAAGACTGGCGGCTACATGCTGACGAAAGCAGACGACACGCCGGAATCTATCATGGCCCGCGCCGTACTCGTCGCTCAAGAAACCATCGAGCGATTGAAGAGCCACACCGAAAAATTGGAATCCCGCGTTGAAGAGATGCGCCCGAAGGAGTTGTTCGCAGATTCCGTCTCGGCGTCCGAATCTTCCATCCTCGTTGGCCAGCTTGCGGCACTGCTCAAACAAAACGGCGTCAACATCGGCCAGAACCGCCTTTTCGAGCGTCTCCGCAATGACGGGTTCCTGATCAAGTTCGGCGAGCGCAGGAATTGCCCGACACAACGGGCTTTGGATATGGGCCTGTTCGAGCTGAAAGAGCGCACCGTCAACAACCCTGACGGAACCGTCCGCATCACGCTGACGACCAAGGTCACGGGCAAGGGGCAGGTCTATTTCGTCAACAGGTACATTGGAGAGGCTCGTAAGGCATCCATCTTGATAGCCTGCTGACGTTCCCTCCCCGCCATGCCACCGCTGCGGGGCGCGCCCCTGTGAGGGATGCGTTGGCCGGAACGGACTGGGCGGATCGCCGGGGCTGGTTGTCAATGAGCGAACTGTTAAGGATTCCTTAACAGTTGGGTAAAATGTCCTGTTTCAGCGTTTTTTCACACTTCGCAGCATCTCAAAAAGAATTGAAAACGCCTTTTGAGATTCAGTTCCCCTTTTTCATCTTTCCCCCCTCCCCATTCGGCAAGAGGGCGGTTCCCGCCCTGAACCCTAGTTCTCGGTAGCGAAGATGGGAAAAGGCATATGCCTAGAGCCAAAAGGCAGAAAAACAAAGACAAAAGGCAGTTAAGCTTTACCTGATTCGGATGGTGAGTCTTGAGCGAAAGGCCAAAGTCTCCCCTTACCCATTGTGGGGAGATATGACCTTTCCGCGTAGTGGTTCCGGTATGGAGCCGCCGTCGCTTCATGGCCCCTGCGGTCACTGCATCATGCCACAGGTCAGGAGCTTTCCGGCCGATGCGCCGCCTTCCCCGCGTCTTCTCCTGTCTCGTCTCTGCGCTTCGGGCATGGGGTCGTGGTTCCCGATAATCCTCCCAACATCCGCCACCGTATCGAGCCGTCCAGATATTGGTGCCTCCATTGCGCTGGTGGCGTTGCGCTTCCCACTACGCCGGAGGGGAGGGGCCGCTAGGGGTCGTGCTGTATGTCGCAGTGACTGGCACGGTCGGGTAGCCCGTGGGCTTGCCCTGTGGGTAGAGAGTATGATAAACGGTTTATCGTTGTCAAGATAAAATCAAAAATGATGACCGTGATAAACTCTCTTTGCTATTCTATCCACAAAGGAGGCACGGTCATGAAGGATGAAAATATCGTGCAAGTAGAGCGTGAAGCGTTGGATTGGATATTGCGGCTGAGGAAAGAATCCGGTTTAACCGAAAAGGAGCTTGGAGAACTGGCGTTTCCGGAAACAAAGAATCCACGCCAAAAAATAAGCGGCTTGTGGAATGCTAGGGGAAAAGGGGGAGAGCCGTTGCGGCTTCGCCTTGGAGATTTTTGTACCATCTGTCATGCTCTCGGGAAAAACCCTGCACAGGAACTCTTGGCAATCTGGGGAAAGATTAACCCAGAATAAAACGTAGTAAAAACTCAATGTCTTATCAGGCCGCCGTAGAGCGGCCTTTTTTGTTGCTAAGTTTTTTATCTTTTTGTGTTGACAAAAGATAAATAATTTATCATTCTGTTTTCAACGAGACGGGGAACGAACCCCGCCAAAAGGAGAACAGCCATGACCACCACGAACGCCGCCTACATCGTAATCAGCCAGAACCCCGACAACGGGATGGATTGCATCGACGAGTTCGACAGCTTCACAGATGCTTGCGAATTCGCGGAAGAGTTCGGCGGCGAAGTGGTTAACGCCAGCGACTACCAGCCCAAGGGGGTGCTTGATTGCTGGTTCAATGGCTGGCTCTCCGAAGCGGAAGCCCGCTACGCCGGGTGACGAATTTCGCGGGAAGCCCCGCACGGTTCTTTGACAAGCAGCGCGAAGACGGCCCGAAGCTGGACACCAGCGGCAAGCCCGAGCCCCCGGCGGATAAAGCAAGCCGGGGTAGAGGAAAGGAAAAGGGACTTTGGAACTTCACCTCAACCAAGGACCAAGCATGAACGAACTGATGTTGTTTCAGAAAGAAGAGTTTGGGCAGGTTCGCGTTGTCGAACGCAACGGTGAACCGTGGTTTGTGGCGAAAGATGTGTGTGAGTGTCTGGAACTCACAAACGCCTCTCAAACCTTGTCGTATCTGGATGACGACGAGAGGGATATCATTAGTAATGACACCCCGGGCGGGAAACAGAACATGCTCATTGTCTCCGAACCGGGCCTGTACTCGCTCGTCCTCCGATCCCGCAAGCCGGAGGCCAAGGCGTTCAAGAGGTGGATCGTGCATGAAGTTCTTCCCGCCATCCGCAAGCATGGCATCTACGCCACCGAGAATGTCGTCAATCAGATTCTGGACAACCCGGAATTCGGTATCCAACTCCTCACCGCCCTCAAGGAAGAACGCGAGGCACGCGTCAATGCTGAAAAGCGCGTCGCTATCCTCTCTCACGTCCGCAAGACGTACACCACAACAGAAATCGCTAAGGAGCTCGGATTCCGCAGTGCCGTAGCCTTCAATCGGGTCCTCTGTGAACAGCACATCCAATACAAGCAGAACGGAACCTATGTCCTGTACGCGGAATATGCTGAACTCGGATACGTCCACATCAAGCAGGAAGTGCTTGAGAACGACAAGGTTGTCTACCACCGTAGATGGACGCAACTCGGTAGGGAATGGCTCATTGGAAGGTTCGGAATCAAGGCCGCCTAGCTCCGCACTTGCCCCGGAGTCCGGGGCAGGAAACGGGATTGGGACAAATCGTATTTCAATTATGGAGGACACATGGAAGTTACAGCAATCAGAGATACTGGTTACGGATACCAAGTATTCATTAAAGCGGCACGGATCAACGGAATCAAGCTGTCTCAACGTACCGGATATAACGTCTATGTCGCTTGCGATATGGGACGCAAAGGCTTTCTCAAGGTAAGTCGATTCGAAATCACTGACGAGACAGAAAAGACTCAGCTCGTTTCTCGGTCGTGTGCCACTGCATCCGTAGAAGCTGCATGTAAGAAGGCAATTTATGCATACTGCAACGAACATCGCCAACGGGCTACTCCTGTCGCCTAGCCCCGTAGAAGCCCCGAGAAATCGGGGCTTTTTCATCGGGATTGGGACGCCGATCCAGACTTCAACACAGGAGAAAAAGGTATGAATTTTACCGCATATCAAGCAGACGACTTTACCCGTAGCCATCCCGTGCTCACCGGGAAGCGCAAAGGCACAACGCTCCGGGAACGTCTTGAACGTATCCGCGACACGGCAAGAAAGGCCAGCGTGCGCGAGGCAGCAGAGCAATGGCTGAGAAAGACGGAGGTGGTGGCATGAAGTTGATAGAGCAATACCCCGTCGCATGGCGCGTCGCCCTGATCGTCCTCTGCTTCCTGCTCGTGGGCTATTTCGAATGGGAAGGCCAAGAACTCTTCAACAACATGACACCCCTGAGCGTGGAGGCGGAACGATGAATATCAAGGAACCGATTCTGATTCGTGCTTCCAGCCTCGCCGGGCTGTTTGAATGCCCGGCCCGATGGGAAGCTCAAAACATCCGCGGACTGCGGACGCCTTCCAGCGGTTCCGCACGGCTTGGAACCGCCGTCCACACCAGCACGGCGCTGTTCGATACTTCGCGCATGAACGGAACGGGCATCACCCCGGACGAAGCGGCGGGCGCCGCTGTAGACGCCATCCACAAGCCGGATGAAGAAGTCCTTTGGGACGACCTCCAGCCCACGGAAGCCGAGCGTATCGCCCTCTCCCTGCACCGCCTGTACTGCTCCACCATCGCGCCCCGGCAAACCTATGCAGCGGTCGAGGCCACCTGCGAACGGCTGGACATCGCGGATCTTGGCATCGCCCTGACGGGAACCGTGGACCGCGTAAGGCGGACGGAGGACGGTTATGGGATTGCCGACATCAAAACCGGGAAATCCGCCGTCGGCGCGGACGGAACCTGCAAGACACAGGGACATGCCGCCCAACTCGCCGTCTACGAACTACTGGCCGAGCACAGCACGGACATTTGCATCGAAGCCCCGGCCCAGATCATCGGGCTGCAAGTCGCCAAAACGGAAAGAGGCCAACGCGTGGCCACAGGGACAATCTCCGGCGGGCGGGACCTCCTCATCGGCGACGAAGAATTTCCCGGTCTTCTCGAAATGGCCGCAACCCTCATTCATAGCGGCAACTTTTACGGCAATCCCCGCTCCAACGGGTGCGGGGAAAAATACTGCCCCATCTTCAACACCTGCAAATGGAGACGATAACCCATGAGCCAACAGCCACAGACAACCACGCTTTCCGAATTAAAGAAGCCCGCGCCGCCCCTCGACCCTTCCATCAAGGCGGGCTTCGATACGGCGGGCGGTTTCGACCTCATCCAGCGCACGGCCAAACTGTTTGCGGCCTCCAACATCGTGCCGCAGCAGTTCCAAGGGAACCTCCCCAACTGCGTGATCGCCGTGGACATGGCCCTGCGCATGGGGGCCAACCCGCTCATGGTCTGCCAGAACCTCTATATCGTGCATGGACGCCCGGCGTGGTCCGCACAATTCCTGATCGCCACCCTCAACCAGTGCGGACGGTTTACGTCCATCCGCTACGAATTTCAGGGCGAAGAAGGCAAGGATGAATGGGGATGCCGCGCCGTGGCTACCGAACTCGCCACAGGGGAAAAGCTGGCCGGCCCGCTCATCACTATCGGACTGGCCAAAAAGGAAGGCTGGTACGGCAAGAACGGGAGCAAGTGGCAGTCCATGCCGGAACTGATGCTCCGTTACCGGGCTGCGTCGTGGTTCGTCCGGGCCTACGCCCCGGAAATCGCCATGGGCTTGAAGACCGCCGAAGAAGTGCAGGACACGTATGATCTCGAACCCGCCGAAGACGGGACATATCGCGTATCCGTGCAGGAAATGAAGGAAGAAGCGCAGGACAGGGATACCCCGTCCAAGCGTAGCCGCCCCACCAACGCCGAGACGGACGCCCGGCGCAAAGAAGCCGCGGACGCATGGCTGGCCACGGGCAACCCGATTGAGGACGTCGAAAAACTGGTGAACGCCTACGCCCGCAACTGGACCACGGCGCAGTGTGAAAAGGCCAAGCAACTTGCCGCCGAAGCCATGCGGAACGGAGCGCAACAGGACGCCCCGGAAGTACCCGCGCAGCCTGAAGCGCAACCCGCCCCCGCCGCCAACATGATCACCTGTCCGAAAACCGAAACGCAGGTCAGCGACTGGACGTGCTCCGACTGCGAACAGCGCGCCGGATGCCCGGCGTGGGCAGAATAACCACCCCGGCCCGGCTCACCACCGGGCCTTTCTTTTGGGAAAGACTATGATCGTATGGCATGTGACCACGGCAAAGAAGCTTAAGCGTTACAAGGATTCGGGGGGGCATTCTTCCGCCCGTCGGGGCGTGGGATAGTCTTCCCGCAGTCGAACGTTTTTCAAAACAGACAGGGCGCAAGGTGATTTTGAGGCTGAAATTCCCAAGCACGGCGGAACGGCTTCCCGGTCATCGTGGGGAAGCCTTTGTACTCAATGAAACGTATAGGCTCACAAGCATATGAGGTGAGATGAATCATGAGTGTTGATTTGTACGGGGATTACACGGCTGAGATACTTTCGCTTCTACAGCAATGGCGGGAACAGATGTGGTTAGCCAACGGAGAAACCGGAATTTCTTCTAAAACGATTCACGCAGTCTTAACCGGAATGGTCGATAACACGGTTTTCAATACCAGTCCTTCATGGTTTAGATACGATGTACCTCATGACCCGTCTGATTTCCGACGCTGTTACCTCCTGCTCAAGTTCATACCGGAATGGAAGCAACGCTTACATGAAGTTGCGGAAAGATTCCCGAAATGGAAACCCTTTGTCGAACATTGGGATGAATTGACGCGTCTTTATGAAGATGAACGCGACAGAGAAGACGGTAAAGCGCCCCTCCTGTACAAGCTGATGAAGGAACTTCCGAATAAGGGCAACCATGAATAGCACTTTCGCAATGTTCATGAATTCCAAGCTAATGAGTATAGTTTACTCACTCATCATGTTCTTTTTCTGTATGCATCTTGCGTATAGGTCTGGTGAGATGAGCGGGATACTTTCAGAGAAGCAGAAGAAGGACATCGTGTTCGTCATTGTAGACTCTGAGAACAACACCCACAGAGTCATATGGAGCGACGGAACATTGAAAGAGTTCAACGGAGTAACGCCATGCCCGACACCGACGCCCTCCCCGACATCAGACTAAAATGTCCTGATTTGGCATCGATAATTCCGGGGCGTCGTTTCCTCTACCGAGCAAAGGTAGGCGGCGAACGCCAAACCGTCACCGTTACGGCCTCCTGTGCCCCGTATCCCCGTGATTTCGGGAAAGGCCGCAAAGCTATGTACGTCAACGTGTACGGCTACGAGGGGAAATGGACGGTTCCCGCAAGCAAACTGAGGATTGCGGAGAAAGTATAGCACCCCACGCCCCGCCCTCCCCCGGCGGGGCTTTTCATACTCATAACGGCGGCTCGCTTACGTGGACCGCCACAACCAAAAGGAGGTTGGTGATGGAATCCAATGAACAGCTTGACGAGATCATGCAATGCTCGAAAGAGGCGATTGCACGGGCGTATATGTGCCAGACAAGTGGTTCTGAGTGTATAGTTCCTATTAATTGCTATTGCCCTTATGAGAGGAACGAAAAAGGTTGCAGAAAAGTGACCCCACAAGACTGGCAGGAGGTGCTGGATGAACGTAATGGAGGTGCAACATGTATTACGGAATAAGCAAGAGCACGGACTTACGTAGACCAAATACGGAAGTCAAAAAATTTACGTCAAAAAAGACAGCTCTAGCATGGAAGTCCATAGGTAACGGCGAATACACCTATGCAGATCCTAAAGGGGCGAGAAATTACCACCGCACTTTCAAAGAGGTGTACGAACTGTGTGGGCGGGTGGATAAAAAGCATCCGATTTTCAAAGACCGTGGTTCACGGGACTACCCCCGCAGTAGTTCGGATAACTTGGCTAGCTACATTTACAAATACGGACACGAGGTGATTGATGAACGAAACTGAATGGCTTGACGAACTGGAACGGCTTAGAAAGGCGGCGATCATGCCGCCCTATTATCTAAGGAAGAAACTCTTTTTTGGAGAGGATGAAGAAGAATACTACATCACCGATAAAGAAGAGCGCATCATCTGCCGGATGAAATACATGTCCACAGAACCGGACAACGCCGCCTACATCGTCGCCGCGTGCAACGCCGTGCCGAGGCTGGTGGAGATGGTGCAAGACATGTCTTCCGTCATAGCCGGGATGCCAGGCATGGAATCAACCCCCGATGAAATTTTGCAGGACTTCTTTGAAGCCACGGAGCCGGAAGAATGATCACCCCCGAAGAACTCGCCCGCATCCGAACCGCCGCCATTGGCGACATGCTCGGAGATTCCAAGGCACTCGACGAGATGGGGTCAGCTGTTATCATTTTCAGGCTGTTCCGGGAACTTAAACGGCTGGAGCGGGAGGTGGATTGGCTGGCAAGAGCCGCAGAAATGGGTGGCTGCAACAACACCATAGTGTGTGATCGTTGTCCCAATGGAGATAAACGACTCAAACGCTGTTATGGCAAAGATATGCGTGCCGCCGCACGCGAGGCCGTGGAGGGGAGATGAGCAAATACGCGCTGACGGCGAAGGAACGGGAGTGGCTAGAGAATCGTGATGCAATCCAGTTCTCCACCAATTGGTATTACTGCGGATTTCATCCAGAAGCCTTGGACGACGACTATCAGGACGCGGCTGAGTTTGAGGCGAGGGTAGCTAAAGAACTGGCTCAACTTCAATATGACGTGCATACATGTCCTGGCGATTACGGCATTTCTGAACCACATATGGCCCTGTTCTGGGCCCGGATCGCCGTAGAGGAGGAGATGGACAATGCTGACAAAAAGTGAACGTACTTGGCTGAGAAAGCGTAAAAAACCATGCACGCGTTGTATATATAGTGATGACGAAGGTCATACTTGTGGACTTTTAGCGATGTGCAAAGAGCAAGGCTATCCAGACGGGGGGATAGTTAAGATAAAAAGTTATCAATATAAGGACGCAGCAGAGTTTGAGGCGAGAGTAGCTGTGATCGCTCTACGCCTTGGAATTGAAGACGTACCCTGCGCCCACGGGATGGATATGTTCTGCCCGGCCAAGCATTTCAAAGGGCAGGGCTGCGGTGACTGGTGCAGGATGAGAATGGCGCACTTGCAAGCTGAGGAGGAGATGGACAATGCCCGTAGTTGACCACAGCCACCGCAGCGAATGCGAATCCTGCCGCGCCCTGCATGTCTGGCGCGAGAAAAGCCGAGATCTGGAAAAACGGTTGGAGATTGCGGAGAAGGCCGCGCTTGCGTGTCCGAAGCCTCTGGTGTGGACGAGTGAACCGCCGAAGGTGACGGGGTGGTACTGGTATCGAAATACTACCCTTGACCAACCCCAAATGATGCACATTACATCGCGCCCGTTTGGACTTGTTTCCGGGGGCCAATCTTGGGCAGGCCCCATCCCCGAACCCCGCGAACCGAAGTAGCCCCGAAAGGGGCTTTTCCTTTTTTGGAGGAGAACATGCGAAGACCCATCAACCCCGTAATACCGTACCCGCACGAGGCCATCCAGCACACCCGCTGTATTCTGGCCCTGTCCATGATCACCGTGGCGCTATCCCTCCTCAAGCCGGAAATGCTGGCGCAACTTGGCGACCTTGGCAGACAAGTCGAGAAGGTCAACCGCTGGATCGAACGGTGCGCGGACGACACGCAGAAGCGCAGGCTGTCTGCTGGCGCAAAGCGAGATCTGGATGCTCGGTTCCATATCCTTGCCGGGCATGCCGGGGACATTCAGGCGGCCGGCGACGCTTCCCGCTGGACGCAATGGGCCGCCGGGATGTGGGCCGGGCTGACCTTCCTTGAGGACGCCCGGAACACCTGCCCCGTCTACTTCCGGGGCCTTCACTGGCACAACCTGCTCAAGACGCTGACCACGCTGTGCAATGCGCTCGAAA